TAATAGAGATTTAATGAGATTAATGAATGTAAGTGTCAATCCTAATAGAACTTTCGTATTAAGTAAGAGATTAAGACCTGTTAGAGATAACTAGACTTGACAAAATGACTAAATTATGGTATAATGAAACACAAATAAGGAGATATTATGCAAGAAGTGAAGATATTAAGAATGACTACTGGCGAAGATGTAATCGCTAAAATAGATGAAGGTTCTGAAGGTGTAACTTTAAACAAACCTTTTGTAATCATACCTCAACAAACAGCACCAGGAAAACCTATACAACTTATGATGAGTTTGTATAATGCGTTTGGTAAAAGTGAAACAATCACAGTTGATAAAGACAAAATTGTTTTTATGACAGAACCAAAAGATGATTTACTAAAATCTTATACACAAAATACCAGCAGAATACTACAAACACCTGGTTTAATTACGGAATCAAAAGTACCTAAATTGTAATGATTACGGTATACTTCATACGAGGAGAGGAAAAGATTCCTGTCCAAGTTGACGAAGGTATGACTTTGATGGAGGCGGCAAGAGATTATGCCAAACAATCAATCGAAGAAATACCAGCGGATTGTTCTGGTTGTTGTGCTTGCGCAACGTGTCATGTTATCATAGATAGAAACTGGACACATATCGTAGGTCAACCAGATTTAAATTCTGCTGAAACAGAATTAGTTGAGTATGAGAAAGGCTATGATCGTATGCAAAGTAGATTAGCTTGTCAAATACAATTAGAAAAAAAACATGATGGTTTGGTTGCACACCTGTTGGACAATCATAAATTATAAGTACAATGGGGCATTAGCTCAGTTGGGAGAGCGCCTGATTTGCATTCAGGAGGTCATCAGTTCGACTCTGATATGCTCCACCAAAAATTAGATTATGAACTTTTATAAAAACGTTATTGAACACAGAGGTAAGTTACTTGTTCGTGGTATACACGATGGTAAAGAATACAAAGAGAAGATAGATTACTCACCTACTCTCTATGCGATTACTCAACAACAAACAGACTTTACAACACTTCACGGTCAATATGTAAAACCAATTGAGTTTGGTAATATATCAAAGGCCAGAGAATTTAAAAGAAACTATAACTCAGATAACGCACCAATCTTTGGTATGGATAGATACCAATATCAATATATCTCTGATAACTTTCCTAACACAATAGAATATTCAAAAGACCATATAAAAATATTTACTGTTGATATAGAATGTGCTTGTGAAAATGGTTTTCCTGATGTAGAAAATCCTGTAGAAGAAATACTAGC